CAGGAACTTGGTAAGCAGCTGGAAGAAATAAGCAGACCAATAGCAGAAGATAGATTGGTTCTTGGTCGTGGCGAAGTTTATAAGTTTCAATCGGTAGAAGTAATTGAAAAAACAATAGGTTCGAGAACTGATTATTCAACTTGCAATGACCCGGAATGGGAGAGCCTTAACCAAGCATTGTGTGATATTAAAGATGCTATCAAAAAGCGTGAAACATTTTTAAGCGCAATCACATCGCCTACTACAATCGTTACTAACGATGGTGAAATAATTACAATAAATCCACCAATCAAGTCGGGTAGGCTTGGTTTATCTTTAACAATTAAATAATTATATTTGTCAATTAAATTTTAAACAATGTCAGAAGAAAAAAAAGAAAGCTGGGGCGCTTGGAAAAAGCAAACCCCGAAAGGAGAAGTAATTAATTTTACTTTGGAAGGTAAACGCTATTCAATGTGGGTAAACTCCTACAAGAGCGAAGAGAAACAACCGGACTACAAAATTTATGTAAACGATTATGTAGCACCGACAACAAACACAAATGATTTAGAACCGAAGGCAACGGACTTGCCATTTTAATTATGACACACGAAGAAGCAGTACAAGTTTTGGTTAATGCAGTAGCAGTAGCGCAAAACAAAGGAGCATTTACTTTAGGAGATGCAAAAGTAGTAATTGATGCGCTACAAATTGTAAAACCCGAACTATTTGTTCAACAAACCGAAGAAGTAACAGAGTAGTAATTATGGGAGGTGTAAAAGCCTCCCTTTTTTTAAAATCATTATGCAAGAAACGACAAAAGATTTGTGCTATTGGGCAGCACAACTATACCACACAGACCGAGTCCCTTCAGATATTATTTACGATAGAATATTAAATAGCAAATCAAGGCTAAAAGAAGTCGCACAAGCGAAGCAATTAGTTGGGTATATGTTATATAACCATTTAGGTTTTACGCTTCAACAGGTAGCTTATGAATTGAATTTAACTAATCATTCAACCATTATCTATTGGCTGGATAAAATACAAGTTCAACTTCGTACAAACCGAAGAATGCAATACCGTTATGATTATATGAAAGACGTATTGCGTGGTGAACAAAAACCAATCATTCGACAAGCATCAAGTGTATCAAACAAAAACGAATTAAGCGAAGCTGATATGCAGTTTATGAAATTAAATTTTAATAATGGGTATAGTGTTTCGTATTATTCCGATGTATTGCGAAAGAATAGACAACCTGTTAAATCATACTTACGATTTTTATTAAAAGAAATTAGTATATTTAGCGCCCCGAAAGTAGATAGGTTTCGTACATCCGGGATTAAATCACAATCAATAGATTATTAAAATGAAAAAAACTTACTACTTCCAACACGATTTTGAGGCGATAAGCGACCCTAAAATTCAGTACATTTTGGCAAAGTTTGGTGGCATTGGCTACGGTCTTTGGTGGCGCATTGTAGAAATGTTGCACCAAGAAGAAGATAACAGGTTAAAGCACAAGGAATATCTATACTTTGCATTGGCTAATCAATTACAATGCGAACAAGGTTTGGTAAAATCTTTTATTCAATCCTGCATTGAAGATGTTGAACTTCTTGATAGTGATGGCGAATACTTTTGGAGTGAACGAGTGCTAAAGAATGTAGGTAAAATGCAAGAGTTAAAAGAAAAACGCTCAAGTGCTGGTAAAAAGAGTGCTGAAAAACGTACTGATAATCAGCAAGTTGCAACAAGTGTTGAACAAGTGCTAACAAGTGTTGAACAAATGCCAACAAAAGAAAACAAAAGAAAAGAAAATAAACTATATAGTAAGCCAAGTTTGAGTGAGGTTATTGATTTTTTTAATCAAAATGGTTATCAAGATGCAGGTGCTATAAAAGCATATACCTATTACGATGAAGGAAGCTGGACTGATAGTAATGGCAATAAGGTTAAAAATTGGAAACAAAAGATGCGTGGTATTTGGTTTCGTGATGAGTACAAGATTAATAAACCAACAGTAGCTAACTTCTCTTTACCTATAAACTAATGAGCAACTTCAATAAAGATTTTAAATTTGATTTGGATTTTGGTGTTTTAAATGGAGAAACTTGGTTTCACGAAATTATGACCAATAAGACAATAGAGGTAAAGTGCGATAGGATGACAACCCAAACAGGTAATGTTTATATCGAGTACGAAAGCAGAGGTAAGCCATCCGGTATAGCAACAAGCCAAGCCGATTATTGGGTTTACAAATTTGATAAAGAAAGTGCAATAGTTTTTAAAACCGATGCACTTAAAGACAAATTAAAAAGATTAGTTAATTTAGGTATTGCAAAAGCAGATATTAAAGGTGGAGATAATAAAACTTCAAAAGGAGTTCTATTAAGTTTAAAAGATTTATTATATTAGCCGAACTAAACCAAAAACAAAATGATAAAAAAACTAACTGATTTCGAGAATGAAATTTTGGCATTTCATAAACAAGGTATTCAAAAAGGCGACTATTGTGGCTTTGATACTCTTGATGAATACTACACAAGGAAAGCTGGTAGTATGACATTCATACTTGCATCGCCACATTCCGGTAAAACTGAATTTAACCTTGAGTTATTGCTAAACCTTTCTTTACTTCATAACCAAAAGCACATTCTTTTTACACCCGAAACAGGCGATTATAAAGACATTGCTAAAGAACTCGTATCGAAGTATTGTAAGAAGCAATTTTTTGCAAGTGATTTTGAGCATTGTACTGAAGCCGAAATTTATAATGCTATAAACTTTCTATCCGATAAATTCTTTATTGTAGATAACGATGAAAATAGTTTTACGTTTGATGATATTATAAACCAAACAAAGCAGTTTGAACTTGATAATAAAGTTAAGATAGACAACATTCTATTTGACCCATACAACGAGATTAAACACGATATGAAAGATTATGCAGGTCGCCAAGATTTATACATTGAAGATGCCATTGGTAAGTTAAGACGTTATGCAAAGAAAGAAAATAAACACATCTTTATTTGTATGCACCCACAAGACCAAGCGCCAATAACCGAAAATGGAATTACTTTCTATCCACCACCACACCCAAGACAATCAGCTGGAGGGCAATCATTCTTTCGTAAAGCAATGGCATTCATAATTCTTTGGCGACCACCAAAAGGATTTATTGACAATGAAACGCAGCAACCATACGAAGATAATGAAACACAAATACATATTGCAAAGGCAAAGCCGAAAGGTAGCGCTAAACTTGGTAAGTGTAAATTATATTTCGATTGGCGTAAAAATAGATTTTATGAACGCAAAGATGATGGTATTTACTTTGGATTGGAAGCAAAGGCGAAGCGTGAGCGTAACGTGGAAGCTGGTAACTTGGAATTATCTGCATTGAAGAATACATTTGGTAAAGAATTTAACGAAGCACCTTTTTAAAAATGAGCAACTATAAGAACCATTTAAACAAACTACAAAGCCAACTTGAAGGATTAAGATACTTTCAAGATGAAAGGTTGAAACTTCTTATGCTTGGAATTGATTTACAAATTATCAATCGTGATTTAGAAGATTTAACTGGTTTTGATGATAGCATTGATAAAGCATCTGCACTAACCACAAAAGCCAAAGAGTTATTTGATACTGCATTTGTTAGATACGAAGCAGCAGTCATACAACTTGATATTGTAAGAAGTGAGGCAATGGCTTTATGCGAATACACAAAGGATTTAGAAAAACAATTAGAAGCACATAAAGAATTGTAATATGGATATTAAAGTAGAACACCAATCATTTTCAAGTACAAATCCTATATGTGAAATAACTTTATCGGTTAAGTTTGATATAGAAATTAGTAAACTTCTTGAAATATGGAAAGGAGAATTGAATGAAGAAATACTTATACAATTAATGAAAAATAAAGCATAGTTATGACACCAAAAGAAAAAGCAAAAGAGTTATATATTGATTTCAGTGAAAATCTTTGGTATTCTACTGAAGAAGATAAGCATTTGAATGGTAAACAATGTGCATTAATAGCAGTAGATGAGATATGGAATGCACTTGAAGGTGCAAGAGTTTTTGAGGAATATGATTATTGGCAAGAAGTTAAACAAGAAATACTGAATTTGTGAAGAATGCTGAAGACATTGTACAACTTGCAGTTGTAAACTACTTGCGTTTGAAATATCCGAAGATAAGATTTATGGCTAACTATCTTTCCGGTGCAAAGTTGCCGATGTATTTGGCAAAGAAAGCTAAAACACTTGGGCAAGCTGGGCAAGGCACACCCGATTTGTTTATCTTTTTCAACAATGGTAAATACACTTCAT